ATAATAAACAATAACTAGAGAATAGGGTAGGTGAGCCTTGAGCCTGCCTACCCTTTTTTCATAAAACTAGAAAAATATGTCTTGTACACTAACTCGTTCTCGTGCTGAAGCCTGTAAAGATGTTGTAGCTGGTATAAAAGAAGTTCACTTCATTGACTTTGGAACAATGGGAACTTTGACTCATGCCACTGCTGGTGATGTCGGCACAGAGGTAACTAATATGACTGGCACTACAATCTCAGATGTAGCTAATAGTATCAATACATTTAAGTATGAAGTTAAAGGTAATAACTCATTTGAAACTACCATCAACGCTTCTCGTGAGAATGGTACTGTATTCTATGAGCAAACCTTGAACATCACGCTTAAAAAGCTAACTAAAGAAGATCACAAAGAACTTAAATTGTTAGCTGCTGCTCGACCTCATATCCTTATTGTTGACAAAAACGACAATGTATTCTTAATGGGTCGTGCTGAAGGCGCTGACTTGACTGAAGGTACTGTATCTACTGGAAACGCTCTTGGTGATTTCAACGGATACAATTACACTTTCGTAGCTCAAGAGGTGGCTCCACCAAATTTCGTTGCAACAGGCGGAATAGGATCGGCTAACTTCCCATTAGATAGTATGGATGGTTTGACTGGAGATGTAACTATCGGAACTCCAACAGCAGTATAACATTTTTGTTATATCGTAAAATTAAGGGTGGCTTTTTTAGTCACCCTTTTTTATTGTAAAACAATTTCGTACTTTTAGGTTATTTAAGTATGCACATATTAACTACATCATCAAGTAATCAGTCTCTTAAATTTGTTGCAAGGGCAGATGCTAGTTCGCCTACTTTATCCCTTACAGATAAAACTAAGAGAACGACATCTACAATAAGTGTAACAAAGACTACAGATGGCGATTATATGGTGCTTACAGGCACTTTCTCACTTAAAGAGGGTGATCAGTATACCTTTAGGGTAAAAGATGGCTCTACGGAGATATATAGAGGTCTTATCTTCTGTACGGATCAAACAGCATTAGATAAGTATTTTATAAATAAAGATGAATACGTCACACAAGACGATTATGATAACGACTTTGTAATTTTATAATGGCAAGAAAGAATAACCAACAGAAGCCTAGAGCTGAAAAGATAAAAGATGCTATCCATGTGATAAATCTTAATTCCTACTCTTCACCAGAAGTAGTTGAGAATACGAAACACGAATGGGTAGAATATGGAGAAGATAACGACTACTTTCAGTTCTTAATAGATAGATACAATGGCTCTGCCACAAACAATGCTGCAATCAATGGTATATGCGAAATGATATACGGCAGAGGTTTAGATGCCACAGACAGCAAGGAGAAGCCTGAAGATTATGCCCAGATGAAGAGTCTCTTCACTAAGGAATGTATGAAAAAGGTATGCTATGATTATAAAATGATGGGTCAAGCTGCTGTACAAGTTATCTACACTAAAGACAGATCAAGAATAGCTCAAGTAAATCATATACCAGTAGAAACGCTAAGAGCTGAGAAAGCTAAAGATGGTAGAGTACAAGGATTCTATTATCATCCAAAATGGAGCGATTTAAAGCGTGATGAGCAGCCTAAACGTATACCAGCATTCGGAAGCTCTAAAGATGCCTTAGAGATACTCTATATTCGCCCATACAAGGCAGGATTCTACTATTACAGTCCTGTAGATTATCAAGGGGGTCTACAATATGCAGAACTAGAAGAGGAGATTGCTAACTATCACCTCAACAATATTCAGAATGGATTGCAGCCTAGTATGCTTATTAACTTCAATAATGGCACACCATCTAAAGAGATTCGTGATGAGATAGAAAGAGCAATCTATGAAAAGTTCTCTGGTAGTTCAAATGCAGGTAAATTTATCTTAGCGTTCAACGATAGCAAGGAATTAGCTGCCACTATTGAACCAGTAACTATAAATGATGCCCATCAACAATATGAGTTCTTGGCAAATGAAGCGATGACTAAGGTTATGGTATCGCATCGTATCGTATCACCAATGCTTGTTGGGATAAAAGACAAGACAGGCTTAGGCAATAATGCTCAAGAATTAGAGACAGCATCTTTGCTTATGGATAACACTGTTATTCGACCTATGCAAGTTACTATTCTAGATGAATTACAAAAGATTCTAGAGTATAACGAAATAGATTTAGATTTGTACTTTATGACTTTACAGCCATTAGAATTTACAGATTTAACCAATGCACTTACAGATGCAGAAATCGAAAAGGAGACTGGTGTTAAGAAAGACGAATCGCAAATAGAAGAGGACAGTAACGATCAATCTGAAGAATAATGGCAACAGCTTTATTTATAAAAAGACAAGACCTAGTTAAAAACACTGCTCTTAGTGGCAATGTTGACACTGATAAATTTATACAGTTTGTAAAACTTGCTCAAGAGATTCACGTTAGAAATTATCTAGGTAGTGATTTATACGACAAGATTAGCAATGATATAATTGCAGATACGCTTACTGGTGATTATCTAACGCTTGTTAATGACTATATACAGGATATGTTAATTCATTACGCTATGGCAGAATACTTGCCATTTGCAGCTTATACTATCTCAAATGGAGGTGTACATAAGCATGGCAGTGAAAATAGTCAAATAGCAGACAAAAGTGAGATTGATCAGCTTATAGCTAAAGAAAGAGATTATGCAGAGTATTATACGAATCGTTTTATAGATTATATGACGTTTAATGCTCCAAGTAAATTTCCAGAGTACTATTCAAACAATAACGAAGAAATATATCCTGATAAGGATGCAGCAGGGTTTACTGGATGGGTAATATAAGAAAGAGAAAAAAAATAGGCAATTATAAGCCAAAGCAGAAGAACGAAATAAAACTTTCTAGTTATTTAAGAAAGAAAACTAATGAGCTGGGGAGAAGTGTATAGAACGACAAATTTTGGTTCATTGCCTAGTTATATACATTTAGGATTTAACAAGGCTTTTGCTTTAGCAACAGAAACATTTTCTGGATTCATTGATAGTGTCCAGATATTTATAGATAGTATTTTAACAAGAATTAGTAAATCATCATAATGGCAAATACAATCAATTGGGGAGAGATATACTGTAGTACTCACTGGGGAGACTCAGCTAATGAGGTATCTATAGATATTGATTCTGAACCAGCTTGTATGAACGCATAAAAAATAATAAATTTGTAATATGGCTTCACAAAATTTAAATGTAGGTACTGGTGCAAACGCTAACGATGGCGATACGCTCAGAGCTGCCTTTATTAAAGTAAGAAAAATGTTTGCCGAAGTGTATGGGCAAACGTATGTTGACGACACAACAGAAATACCTAGTGCAGACTTCAAAATTGATGCTAGTCGCATGGAAACGACTAACACACCAGCATCTGGTCTTGATGGATATGTTATGACATACGACCATTCTTCTGGAGGATTTACCTTTGAAGAGTATTTCAATGGAGACATTACTCGTGTTCAGGGTGGTTCTGGATTATCTGGAGATACTCAGTCTGGAGATGCAACAATCAGCATTGATCTCAACGATCTTACTGAAGCAGCTTTAGATGTAGCTAATGATGACATTGCATTTGTAGATACAAGTGATTCCAACACCACAAGAAAAGAATCTATTGCAGATCTTATGGATGCTGTAGCTGGAGATGGAATTTCTGCTACAAATGGTGTGCTTAACGTATCTGTAAATACTGACCAGATAGGTGATAATCAAGTAACACCACCTAAATTAGACCAATTTGATGATTCACTTACTGCTGCTACATCTGGAGACATCTTAGTTTCTAATGGAACTGATTTCATCCATGCAACTATGAGTGGTGATGCCACAATAGCTAGTGGAGGTGCTTTAACTATATCAAATGATGCTGTAACACACGCAAAGTTAGAAGATAGATACACAGAAAAAGTAGAAACTAACCACGCAACAGGTGCTTATTCTTTAGACTGGGAAGATGGTACTACTTGGGAATTTACAGCTACTCTAACAGGTAATATTGAACTTGACTTTACAGGCTTTAAGCAAGGTCAGGTTATCGATATCTATGGTTTGACAGGGGCATTTACAATTACCTTAGATAGTGATGCGGCAACAAGTGAAACATTTAACAAAGTAGGAGGTGTAGACTACGATGGTGCAAG